CTTAGACCCAGATAACTGCATTTCGATATCTTTCCGTCTAAGTTCGGCCTGCTGACGACGAGCTTCTGTTTTAATTATATACGGTAACTGAATAATTAAATCTAATTTTCCGGAACTGGTTTGCTCGTCAATTCCATCAAGTAACGCAAGCTTACGAATGAGTCGCTGCAGAGTAGAATTCGGTTCATTCATGATAGAATAGAACGGGTTCTCGATAATAGCGCACATCGACTTTGGGAAAATTAGTTCTTCTCGTCTTCCATTTTGATCGTTATAAAGACTGACTTTAACATGCTGCGGATACCATTGAACTATTTTGCCAGTTCGTAATTGGCCGATTTTAAAGCCGCTCCCGAATCTAGGGTCAACATCTGTTCTAACTGGAACGATTGCGACAACCCCTTCATCAAACATAGACATAACGGCATCCTGAATAAAAGAACGGCCCGTTTGGTCAATATTTGCTTCTGTAGAAAGGGCGTAGTTAAGGTCAGAGTCAATAGTTTCTACATATCGCCCATTCTCATCGACCATAACATGCTGAATGCGAACTTGCGCGACATCGATTGCTATCTTATTATAAATAGCAGTCACTATTGATCGTTCGTTTCCGCGAGTTAAACGAGCTCTATCCGGTCTATAATAGCTACTAGACCCATATTGCACTTGCGAATAGGTGGGATCTTTATTATTTATAAAAGCGTCCCATCCACTTTTGAAACGCTCAATTAGTGTTGGCATTATAAGCTCCTTTTATCATCTTGGCTTTTTTCCAAATTCAATATCACCAATTAATACTTTTCTTCCATCAGGCGCTGTCATATATTGAGAAACTCTCGAATATGTGACCCCACCTCGATCCAACCAGTTTTGATGCTCCTTATTCGCAAAATCGGAAAATACCCTAGTGGCACTATCCCTTTTTCTATCAAACTGCTCCCAGCTTTTAACTTGCTTATTTAATGAATAAATTTTATATCCACCATATGCGGCTAAACCGGCAGCGGCAACAGAAGCACCAATTACAGCGGCTTTCTTTAACTGGCTTTTTCTTTTGGCGATGTATTCTGGTGTATTTATTTTTTCTGATTTATCGTGAAGCTTATTGGCCCTATTCTGATAATATCGCTCATTACTTTTATAGATTCCCGACAAAATTTTCGGGCCAGTCTCTGAAGCTCGTCGGTTCATATCGGCCATAAGTTGAGCTTTATTTGCTTTTTTACGTAGACTATCTGCTTTCTCTTGCCCAAAATATTTTCTTTTTCCGGCTTCATTAAATGTTCCGTCTTCATTTTGCCAGTGCCTTACTCCCCACTTTTGGCCTTTAATGCCATAGTGGACTATCGATTGGCTCGACGCATACATAATCATATTACTGCCCCGCCTTCTTTCTTCTATCGACAACATCCTTATACTCCTGCCCGCCAATGTTTTTAATGGTGCCTGTTCCATTATATTGAGAAGCATTATAGGCTCTTAGAGCCGCATTGTCGGCGTTCTTCTTAATTGCATATCCGACAAACGCCGTAGTAAAAGCAATCTTGGCGTATTTATTAAAAACCTGAGCAGTTGCTAAATGACCGGCACGATATTGGCCGGTGCTCTTAAGATTGCTGATTCCCTTGGCTAAAATAGCAGTAGTAGCTATTGATGCAACAACTGAAGCGCCATATGCCATAAGTTTTTTTTGCTTATTTCTAGTAATTGTATCGCCTTTTGCTGCCAACATAGAACCCCTATCAATCTTTTTTGCTAACTTTTCACTTCTTTCCGCATTTCGGACATTAGCTTGTAATTGACCAATTCTATAGGTATTTGTGGGATTATTTTCCCTAGCATAGTCAAGCCGGCGATAAGCTTCGCCTTTTCTAATTCTTGCAATATTTGTGCGACTCTTATCATTAATGTCTAAGTCCACTCCATACCGTTTTCTTCCAGCAGCAGTTAACGTCCCATCCTCGTTCTGATAACGACGTATCCCCCACTTTTGGCCTTTAATGCCATAGTGGACCAAATAATCTTGAGAATATACTACAGGCATTAAACTTCACCGTCCTTAATTAACTTTTTAAAATATCAAATTCCAAGAACCTTACGCCCAAGAAAGGCAGCATTTGAAAATCTTTTAGATTTTGTCGTAACTCTATTAGCATCTTGTAGAACTATAGAAGACATATCAAACACTATTACTGGCGCTGTAGCCTTAAAACCGCCGTATATAGCGTCATTAGTATCAAGCATTGCACCGTATCCTTTATTGTTAAGTGCCTTAAAAAGCTTTGCTCTTTGCGTCGCCACATCTTTAGCCATTCTTGCGTTTCCACCACCATCGGATGGTATTACATAATTGAACATTCTATAAATTGTATGCACTTCTTTTTCTGTTGGCATATAATTATCATTTCTCATCTTTTCAAGAGCAGATCGAGCCTCTCTGTAGCCCTTAAACCGATACTTGCTGTCAACAAAATGGCTTTGCATTCTCGAAGGGTCTGTAACAAAGTTATAAAAGTCTCTATCTTTAGACCAAAGCTCCTTAAACGCATCGGCTCCGGAATCTTCGCTAGCTACTTTAATATCCTTGTTAGCCACATTATTTATACGAAATTTATAAAATGTGTCATGGCCAATTCGGTTTCCGTTTTCATCGTATACATCCTGCGGAACTTTTTTATTAAAAAGAGCATTATACTGATGTTTATCTAACGGCTTGTACGCAGCATAAAACATATCGACATCTTTTGTACGATCTTTATCATAGCTTAACGTTGATAAAACGGTTCCTTTAGTAATAGTCTTATCATAATGTTTTTTGTTATATAAGCTATTATCTTTACGCTCTTTTCTTTTAAGCTTCTTTCTGTATTCTTTAAAATATTTACCGCCGCCAAGCGGATACGGAGGTCCATGCCTTTTTCCCCACTTCTGACCAAAAATGCCATGATGTTGTAAATAGAGTTCCATCGTTTACTCCTATCTATTAATGGCATTTGCAATCAGCATCGATCCTCCGGCAAGTAACATTGCTGTGACTAATGCAGCTGCATTTTGCCCTCTATATCGATTCATATCAGATAATGCAGTATCTCCGTATTTAGACATTACAGTTTTTTCAGCATACGCTTCTGCTTTTTTATAAAAATCCTCATTTAGATCAAGAATAATATCCTCTTGCTCTTTATAGCGTTTAGCAGCCTGCCGCTGATCCCATGCATCGGCAAGCGAATCAAGCCCAGTCGCCTCATCAAGCTTTTTAGTTGGTCTACCGTCTTCATCGAGTCCATAGCGATCTGCAATTTTATTCTGTTTCCTGGATGCTTCCTGATACTCTTTAGATTCGGATTGAAGTTTCTCTAAAGTATCGTAATATGCTTTGTTATAATCTCGTGATATCTCTCGCCCATGTTTTCGACGGTCCCAAAAACCGTATCTCTTCTTTCCAGCCTCAGTTAAAGTCCCGTCCCCATTCTGATAACGGCGTACACCCCACTTTTGACCTTTAATTCCATGGTGCTGTAAATAATATTCCATTTTGATTTTCCTCCAGTATAAGCCGAATTATTCGAATGCGTCCCGATTGTTCTTATAGCTTATATACGCATCCATCATGGCTGACACATTATCAATCTTTTTATCCCGACGCTCTTTAAGAAGCTTTCTATTGCCATTTGTGTCTTCTAAGGTAATACAATTTCCCATACAGAACGTCATGATGCTCTCATCAAACAACAGTAGCCTCTCCTCTGCAAGTTTGCGAAGCTCTCCAAGCGGAACCGATTCTGTTTTTGAACCCTGTATTACTTTTTCAATGCCAAATGGGCCATTCTCAAGTTCCCATCTGGTAATGAACTTCGCCGCATTATAAGGGTCATAGCCGACAGAACGAACATCGTAATTGTTGTTAATAATATGTGAGTCAAGCATGTCATATACTCTATCGAGATCGAGAGTAACGCCATCCATGACAATCAATGTTCCTTCTTTAATAAACTCTTCATAGGCATTACGCATAGCAAGAGGAAGCTGCTGTAATGTCCGCTCGGAAATAAAGCTTAAAGCTTTAACGCCGAATGCATCTCCGGATACCGGAAACAAAAATGTAAATGCGCAAAAGTCATCGCCACGAGAAAGATCCATTCCGAGAGCGCATGGCATGCCACGAAAAGATCTTGACCTATGAGGTAAAGTGGCTTCGTATGTGAAAAAGTATGTATAACCTTCCATTGGAAGATTAAAACGTTTTGCTAAAATGTCGTTCTTTGTTGATGGAACTTTCTCGGCTCTCTCCACATCTCGCTGATACACATCATAAGTTACTGTTTTCCCAAGATTAGGGTTTGCTTTAAGCCACATCGAGGGGTCGGATACTTCCTTAATATCATCTAACTTATAGTACCAAATAGAAACATTAGGAGCAATATACTCACCCTTGAGTATGCTCATAAGTTCCATTTTGATTGTATCACCAGGTCCATTTCTGACCGTTCCTTCGGAGCTAGCCGCAATGATCAAGTAATCATCAAGCTTGGATGCGCCTTGCTCCAAAGGGCCTATAACGTCTTCTCGTGTGTCGCCAGAGAGCCACTCATCGACAGTAGCGACCTTACATCTTAAACCCTGAAGCTTGTCAATGCTCATCGGGCGAGTCTCAATAATGGAATTAGTTAAAAAATTCTCAATACCCTTTTTGGTGGATGCGAGCTTAACACGATTTGCTTTAGACCCAGTAGTATTTTGCAAAGAACCATCTGTCATAAATTTGAACAGCGGGCCCCGTGACCTAGTTATAGCGGTTCTTATAGGAGACAAAGTCTCTTCCGATTGCCGGACAGTAGGAGCAGTAACAATTTGGTCAGTAGTTGTTCCATCAACCGTAAGATAGTAAGCGTGTATGGTTGAAAGATACATAGATTTTGCAGCGTTTCTTGTAATAATCAAATACTGTTTATTAACCAAACGCTTCTTAATCTTTTTAGTTACATAATGTCCGCCATGGCCATTCTCATTTGGCTCATATACAGATCTTTCAACAAAATAGTACCAACAGAATAATTGCTCTGCCCACAGTTTGAATGTATCTAGTAATACTAAATCAGACCCATCGGTCAGCGTTAACTCATTCTCACAAAAACGAATGTATCCTTCTAAAGGGGCTGGGTCATAGTAAATATTCGGATCAGCAATGAGCGCGTCAATCCGGTTCATTTCCATTTCAATCTCTCGATTGATCGGAATCTCTAAATTTAAAACGGCCTCTCGAAACTGGCCGTAATAAATAGGTACAGCAGTATTCGATAAGGCCATGTTGAATCAGTCCCTTTCAAATTTGGTTAATGCCCAATGATCTACCCCGTCATTCGGATTTACTTTCCGCAAATAGTAATTATCCTGTATAAAATTATAGCCGACCGCATAGTCTGTGCCTCGAAGTGAATTCATTGTCCGAGCCATTGCATCTTGATAAAATTTTGCCATTTTAATAGTGTCTTCATAGGCGCTTTTATCGTATATTAGAATATCATTTTCCGAGCCACTTAGTCTTTGCCACTTCTGTGAAGCATTAAACCGGTTGGCCGCTTCTGTATAGCTTCTAAGCGATCTATTTATTTCGTTAATGTTATGTTGCGAAAAACTTTTTCCTCTATTATTTAAGCTTCCGTCCTCGCGTAAATATCTCTTCTTTCCAGCAGGAGTTAAGCTTCCGTCCTCATTCTGGTAACGTCTAACTCCCCACTTTTGACCTTTAATGCCGTGATGTTGCAAATAATATTTCATTTTGGTTTCTCCTATTACTACGATAGCTAAATAATGTATGCAATGAAATTTATATGAAAAAAATGCATAGATAACACGGCATTGCCTACTACGGCATATTATTTAGTTTTTATAGCGGTAGCTATTCCGACTACGCCTCCAATAATTGCAAGTGACCCGCCAACTGCATTAATAATATCGGTAGCTGCAATTTTTCCGTTAGCCGTTTCTCTCTTGTTTATTGCATCAATGTAATTGGTTTCTAAATTCAAACGGTTCGTCTTTTTTCGAAGATCATCGTCGGTCATTTTCTCTATTTCTTTGTTCCGTTTATTAATTTCATCAGCGTTTATACGTTTTTCAGTAAACGAAACAAGTTTCTCAATTCCGCCAAAAGCCTTTTCAGATTCTTTTGAAACTTTCTCGGCCTTAGAAATTGGTGGCTTATCCTTACCGCTCTTAATTTTAGGCTCAAACCAATCGTCTAAATTCCTTCTTTTCTTTCCCTCGGCAGTATACGTCCCATCTGGGTTCTGGAATCTTCGTACTCCCCACCTTTGACCCAAGATTCCGTAATGCTGTAAATATATAGTGTTACTCATCGAATCCCTCCTATAAAAAATAGGAGGGCATCCGAAGACACCCTCCTAAAAATATTACTCGGAGATCATTTCTAATCTACGAATAAACTCGCGAACCTTTTCGCGCTCGTACTCACTACCCGCTTCGTCCATCATGGTTTCTAAGCGGCTAATGGCTCGATCTTTAATACTATGATGGCTATATCCTCTAGACATATCATCTCGACGACTGGCCATCGACATACGTGGCATGTTACGCCCGCCATAGCTCAGAATCTCCCATTTACGATACGGATCGTCGCCATAGGAATATCCTCGCTGTGCCAACTCTTCCTCCATTTCTTTTCTATCCTTAAGCTCCATAGACTTAAGAATGCAAGAAACGGCATCCTTAGCGGCACTAGTTTCGCTAGCGTTTAACTCGCCCTTTTTAACAAGCTTCTTCAGCTCGGCCTCAACAATATCAATGAGGTCGGAATAAACCTTACAATCAGCCATTACTGCACCCCCTTTTTACATAGAAATCTCTAAGTCTGGTCTGGAAAAATCAATATTAGCGTTTCTAACCAGTATTGGCTGGTCAGAAGTATTGCGAACACTCAAAGACTGGCAGCAATTGCGCCAGATAGGAATGTTCGTAGCTCTACTAACATTGGAATATTCTTCCACAGCAGCGGGAGTAACCAACATGCTAGTTGAAGGTATGGTGCTTCCGTCTATAGCGAAAGCCATAGAAATTTCGCCAACTTCACCGCCAGTAGGTATGGCAATATTTGCACCAAAGTCAACGAAGTAGATTGCTGAGCTATCTGCCCTATGGCAGCAGCAACCGCACCGAGAGTTAGGAACCCAACCACTCAGTACAAAATTGCCATCGCCAGCACGATTACGTACAAATCCTCTAGTGCATGGAACGCTATTAATAGTGAAGATGACGGACTCTCCAGGATTAACAATCTGCTCTACGGTGTTAGTCCATTCAGCCATCACTAATCCTCCTTACATACCGCAGCCGCAGCCACAGCCGGAGTAGTAATTCTGATTGCAGCAATTAGGATTCTGCACCACATAAGCAGGAACGGGAGACGGACGCAGATAGTTCTCAAGGATTGCAGTCTGAGCGGACTGGGACGCCAGAATCTGAGCAGTCTGATCAGTCTGGGATGCGCGACGATTCGCCTCATTGAGCTGGAGCTGCAGGTCGGCAATACGCTCATTCTTACCGTCAAGCTCAAGCTGGCAGATCTTATCCATAATGGACTGAATGCCGGCATTCGTAGCATTGACGATGCTCTGGGTGTTGGCATTGTTTGCCATCATCATGCTAGTGAGACCTTCACTTAAAGCATTACGATCGGCGCAGTTCTCGGTCGCAACAGTATACTTTAAGTCAGCTAAGCCCGCACGATTATCGCAGCAGCAGTTCTGCAGACCCATAGCCAGAGAGTTCATCCCAGCCAGTAAGCCATTTTGATTTGCGTTTAACGTCTGCAGGATGTTAGCCTGCGAATTGCACCGAGAGATCTCGGCATTAGAGAAACCGGTAGAAATTGCGCTAGTAATACCATTCAGACCGTTCATGATAGCAGACTGGTCGAAACCTCGCTGCACATCAGTCTGAGTAGTATTGCTCATCATATAGGGAATAGCGCCGTTGTTGCCGAAGCCATTATTACCCCAGCCGCCATTAAAACCAAACAGCAAAAGAATAATAAGCCACCAAGCCCAAGAACCGTCGCCGCCCCAGCCAAAGCCAGAACCATTGTTACGAGTGACTGCCGCAATATCGGCAGGGGACATGCCCACACCACCATCGACTAAAGACATAATGCTATTGTTTCCTTTCGATTTAAAAATATTTATACTAAACCCTGGCCAGTGGTTTGTATACTTAGTTTCTACCGGTTAACCTATTTGCAAGAGAACTCAATTGATTGAACTGCTCTGGGGTCATTCGCCCAGAATCCAAAAGCTCTCTAACTTTCTGTTCAGGAGTACATGTCATCTTAGACATAAAGTTCTGAGCATAGTTATTAAGAGTTTGCTGAAATTGCTGGGGTCCTCCAAACATGTCGAATGGGCTGCCAGCATTTTGAATTGGCTGGCTATTTCCAAATGCTTTGAATAATGGATTCGCCATAGTTAGCCCCTCCTTTCTGTATTAGAGGAGGGGTTTGGAGCAGTTAGATCATCGATCATCTTGCGAAGATCGTTAAACTCGTTTCTTGTTACATAATTACTCTCGTCCACCGCAGGAAGAGATGCCGTAGCAACTCGCTCCGTATAATCGAAAATACGAAGCGGCTGTGGCATTCCGCTCATGTCAGTGACTTTGATGTAAAATACTGGGGACTCGGAGTCCAGCAGTAAAGCCCGCGAATTTGGAGGCATAGTAAATGCTTTAGCCCCGGCCTCGCCCTGAACCCATCGGAAGTCAGAGTACGAGGAATTGCCATAAGATGCACCATATGCTGTATCGTACGGTGCACTACCTCCATATGGCATTCGAGGCTGAGATGTGTAACTCATTGGTGCCGGATACTGCAATCCTGTTGAGACCGGCTGCGGGTAATACTGACTGGTTGACATTTTAATTTACTCCTTTTCCCAATAATAATTTACTATCTGGTCACCTGAATCCCAGGTGTCATAGTAGTTTCCGTCGACAATAGCAACGACGTGTCTATCAGTATTTACAAGAAACGACCCAACTGGATGGTTGTAACAAAATTCAACCACTGTGCAACAGTTGGGGCAAACATTAGGTAATAATGTTTTTCGATATCCAGATTCTTCGAGGTACCCTCCCCATATACTATTTACTTCTGGCATATCATGACGAAATAGGCCTCTAATACAAAGATCTATGTATACCTCCTCCCAGGTAAGGCCTAGTACTTTGGAGATCGCTCTAACTGTACAGTCGATGGTAGATCTCCGTTCGGGGTTTGCATTATAAAAAATAAAAGCCATATGTCATACCCCGGAAGCGACATTGGCTCTCCATTCAAATTCTGAAATTTGTTCTTTAATTACTTGCGCAAGGGCGTTATTCTGTGGTGGGTCAAACATCATGCGAACTTTCATTGCGATGTAGCTCTTAACTATCTCGCTTTCTTTAGACCCCATAAAAAAATCAGACCATTCCTCATCTGGGCCGGTTATACTGTACGGCTCTTCCGGTCCAATCCCAAGCTGGTTTAATATAAAGAATACAGAATTAATATGCATTATCAGATCTGTATCGAAATGCGTATAAGACTCGTCAATACCAATGATCTTCTTTATAGTATTTAGAATGCTATGCATATTGCATCACCTCCATGGTACTGTATCTCCTGGTCTTCTAATTATAAGAGTATCTTCCTTTGGAGCAGTCCCGCCATAATGTATAGCATCATGGGTCTCTTTAGAGCAACAAATAAGATACTCGCAGTTTGTAATATCTGGATTGCGATCATTTATAGACTTAGCATCAATTGGGTTCATATGATGAACATAAACTTTCCCATGAATCGGACGATCTTGGCAGCCCAGATCAAAGACTGTATTACCATCACTGTCTCTGAGGATTGTCTTACGTCTTGCAGATCGCCAGGCATCTGACTGGTAGAATGTCTGATTTAAATACCTATCAAATCCAAAGGTACTATGACCAACAGCCCCATTAAGCTTTAAATACTCAAATCGGTCATTAAAAGATGGCAACTTAGATAAGTCACTGTAGCTCCTCATAATCTTCATCCTCACGTCCCTGATATGAAGTAAACGCTTTTATGGCATTAGCATAAAGATCCTCAACCCGCTTCTGAGATTTGATGGCTTCTGTTTTTGCGGTTATTAATTCGCGTTCTCGCTCCTTAATCTCCCGCTCTATCTGCTCTCTGGTAGTTCCAAGTTTTAAGAAAAATACAAGCTCCTGGGATGTGGCGGTGCCCTTTAGCATCTTCTCCCCAACTCGCTCATATGCTAAGCTAATTAGCTGCCTTTCTCGGCCTTCTACTGTATTGGCCCAGTGGAAACTCGAATCATCTGAGCTCTTTGCTTGCTGTTTGTTATGACTCAAGTAGTGTTCCTCCCCTCTTCCTAGCTCTATTTGCCTGATTTTTGAGCCCTTTTACAGGAGTGTAGGTGCTGTTTTAGTATGTGAGGAGGTCATACAATTCTTGAAAGGAGATGAATCGTAACGGAAGGAACATCAAAAAAGCGGCAAGAAGAACCTACACTCCTGTAAAAAAGCTCAAAGGAGGCTATGAAAACAACCCCCCGGAGAAAAATCAAAGACCGAGGCGATTTGACAGGGGGGTATGAAATCCAAGACCCCTCCCCCGGGTCGCCAGGTGTTACATGTATTAGATATATTTTTAGATTTTACAAATTGATGTTATTTTAATATGAACAGTCTTTCCTAATTTATAGATAGTTTACGCTATAAATATGCTTGATAAGAAAGCGGCGAAAACGAAAAAGTTAAAGAAACAGTAGAGTAACTAATAATAGTATTAATAGTAAACTGTGTTAGGTTTCAAAATATCTTTAACCATTGTCATACAGTATTAATAGTGTTACTAATAAACCAATTTAAGCCTCAAAATTTCTTTAACCATTACCATACAGCATTAATAGTATTAATAGTATCACTAATAAACCAATGTTAAACTTCAAAATATCTTTAATCATTGTCATAAGGCGTTAATGGTATCACTAATCGTCCGATGTTAAACTTCAAAATATCTTTAACCATTGTCATAAGACGTTAATAGCATCACTAATCAACCAATTTAAACTTCAAAATATCTTTAACCGAAGCCAGATGGTATTAATAGTATTACTGATAAATAAGTTTAATCTTCAAAATATCTTTAGCCAATGTCAGGCAAGTTTAATAGTATTACTAATAAACTAGTTTAAGCTTTGAAATACCTTTAACCAATGCTAGATAACATTAATAGTATTATTAGTGAACCGGTTTAAGATTCCAAAATATCTTTAGCCAATGCCAGACAGTATTAATGGCACTGCTAATAATCTAGTTTAAGCTTCAAAATATCTTTAACTAATATTAAATGGCATTACTAATAAACCAATTCAAGTTTCAAAATATAATTGCAGCTCGCCATGAGCTATTCCAAATATAAAGCAAAAGCCCTATAAGAAAGTTTAGTAAAATACTTTTAAGCCAAACAATCTTATAGGGCTAATTACTCAATCTGGAATATCTTGAACTATTTTTTTATAATTTCCAGTAATATTGAGATCACATATCTCGTCGATAGCTCGCTCTAGCTCTGCTTCATTATCGGCATCGCTTAAATTAGGAGAGGAATAGCAAACTCTAGCAAGATACTCACAAGTAAAATATCTTTGCTGTTCATCGAATGCTTTCCATTCATCAAACTGGATTAGTGGATTATATGGATTATCTTCGGTAGTAATTGCGATCTTTCTCACTACAGTATTACACTCCTTCCTTTAAAGCTTTAGATAGTGCCGAAGTAGAAATGCCAAGCTCCTGAGCAACCTCTGCTTGTGTATGACCAGCATTAAGCCACGCCCTTGCACGAGAAATGGTAGATGCAGATATCTTTACACCGCTCTCATGAGGAGTTGCCCGTTTCTTTAGCGCTTCAGGATCAGAATATCTTAGAATTTCACTAAGCATGCTATCGGAAATTGCTCCAGATTGAATTGCAGTCCATTCGCTATCCGTAATCTCTATAGGATGACGCCCAGCACTAGGATTATCTTTAGCCAGTCTAGCTCTAGCAGTGTTTATTGCAATCGACTTAACTTTCTTAAGCTTATCCTTATCGTCTTTTATTTCGGGATTATCTTGTAGCTGTGTCGATACAATTTTGTTTGCAATAAGCTGAGCCTGACGTTCGAATGGTGCGCTCTTTTTAGACACGTTAAGTTTTGCCTTTAAAGTAGCAACTTCTTTAGCATAAGTTTTTGTAGCAGATGGGTCCCTAATTAATTTTGGGGTATCATACTCAGATTTTCTGGCTTTATTTGCCAATGCCTTAAGCCTATTCGCATGCGATGCATAAACATCTTCAATAACGGTTCCAGAAGATAGTTCATAGGCGTCATCAACATATAACATTTTTGGCAATTTAGTTTGTGCCTCTTTATATTTGCCAGTATGAATATAATTGCCATTAGAATCTTTCTTAATAACTTCGTATGTTCTTCCAGTTACTCGAAATATCTTTTTGCCAGTTTCTGGGTCAATACCGCCATTTACATAAGTATCTTTTCTTTCTGGTATTCTAATCTCAGACTTAGATTTAGATATCAAAGTCGATGCGCCCTTATCAGCCCCACCTTGATACTTGGCTTTCAATGCCGCAATTCCATTATCATTATACGATTGTTTCCAATTTAGATTATGTTTTTCGGCATCGATAACAACCATTGAATGACGAACAGCCCTTGCAATTTCATCATCGCTGGCATTTTTAATCGTCATATCAGTAATTAAGTTTGAGACTTTGCCCATCTCAGTCTGCTTGTTAAAACCGTCTCCGGAACCAACTCGCTTCATTCCAGGATACGCTGGATATGCATCGGAAGGATTAAAATCTTTAAGCTTTCTAAGAGACGAGGATATCTTGACATCATCGGATGAGGATATCTTTTGGCCACGAGTAGGTATAAGAACAACAGTGTCGCCGTCAAAATCAGCACCGGATAATTGCTTCGCAACATTAGAATTTATGCCTATAGCATGTTCTGCGGAACCGATAATATCTTTAGCATCTTTATTATGGTTATTGACAATTAATTTAGGTATTTCAAATTTGCCGGCGTGAGGATATCTTATTAAAACCACTTCTTCTCCGTCATTATACCTAGGAGCATATACCTCATTATCTTTAAGAGATGTAATTGGCAAAATAACATATGTTCCTTGACGAGGAAGAGCTGCGGCTTTTAAATTTACAGCGGCAGAATCACATTCATCAGAAAACTCATTTAAAAGTTTTCTTTTAATTGTCGGATTCGTAAGCGCCATAATATCTTCATATTGTTGCTCTTTCTGTTTATACGCCAAATCCAGTTGACGCTTAGCAAGTTGCACTGGCTGCTTTGATAAAAACTGAGCCGATAAATTTCTGCTCCATTTATCCCAGTCAGAATCATCGTTGACGATATTCATAACCGTTTGGTGCCTCTCGCCATTAGAGTCTGTATAATATCCAGGACGAGTAACTGCACCAAATGGATTTGTTGGGTCGCTCTTCAATGACTTAAGAACAGAATTATCTTTGTCTTCGCTCATCATCGGAACGCCCTTTGATTTATTAGTATTGAATATAACGTCAACGCCATCTGGCATGTTATTCGAATATATTGCCATGCCTTTTAAATAGTGTGTTCCGTCAACGGCGATTCGAACCTGTGCATAAGAACTAGCTCCGAGGGAAATATCTGGCACTCCTTTTCGAAGCTCAATCACTCCGTCTTTATCCTCGCCTCCATCTTCAGCATACCGAATAGCTATTCGACTGGAGTTAAGATTTACAGGAGGAGGAACTTCTCTAAGAACAGTACCATGGTCTTCAAAATAAACTCCTTCTGGCGAGGATATCTTGTCTTGGTTTTCACGGACCTCTTTATATGTTACATCGTCTTTCGTGAGAACCAGCATTGGCGTTTTATGAGAAGGGTCAGACACTTGAGGCACTTCAAAACTATGAATTTTGTACCCTTGCTCTTCCAACATCTTAGCCGCAGTTTTCAATTGAGTAGAACTAACATCCAACTGAAGTTCGACGCCCTTACCAATATCTAAATACGGGTGCTCTTCCACTTGGGATTTAAGTACTTCTGCCAACTGAGTTGTAGAATCAACTCGCTGCTGCCTAGACGGCTGAAGCGCATATCTTACAAATCCTTCAGACTTACCAAGACGCTCTGCAATAGCAGTATTAGAATATCCTTTTTCTTTAAGCCTGAACACTTCTGCCTGGAGTTCTTTATCTCGTTCATTAATTGCGATCTTATGCTTGGCCCGCAATTCAGTAACACTCATACCAAATGCGGCAGCTCTTTCTTTTTCGCTAAGCCCTTGATCCTTAAGTTCTTTTTCTCTAGTAAGAAAATTCTTATTTCGTTGAGGGTTTTTTCCAGATCCCCAAGGATATCTTCCAGAATGCCTAGGGGTTCCATAATGTATTAAGTCGCCCATAAAATATCTTTACCTTTCCTCGCCATATCTATCGATTAATTCATCAAACCTGACAATCTTATCCATTATTGAAAATATCTTGTCAGAATCTGGCTCTTCTGAAATAATCTCATCCATTTGGTAAATCCGAAGTTCAGTATGTTCAATTTCAGTAGGTTTAATATGATACTCCAAACAGAACAATGCATTGTAAATTAGCAATTGCTTCATATCTGCTGGAGTAACACCGCTTTTATAGTCGTGAATCCGAAGAACTCCATTTTTAAATGCTATAGCATCGGTGGTGCCAAAGCAATTATCGGAATAATATAAAGTAACTTCAGGAGTCATCTTAAACCCAATTGCGTCGTTCACATACATGTTCAACGTCTTTTTGGATTTCGGCAATTTAATACCAAGCTCAATACATCTTTTCGCAAAATCGTGAAGCTCGGTTCCTTTTTGTGCGGCTCTAAAATTCTGGAATGCGCTTATAAGCTTTTCATCATCATAATTTATCCAATGATACTTACTAGCGCCGAGGAAAGCATGACGCCCTTCAAGATTGAAATGCCTGTTGAAGATCATACAAAACTTCCTCCTTATTCT